GCTGTTATCGTCAAGTGCATGTATCTCGTCTATGCTAAGCAATGTCTTTTTCAGTTTTTGCGCTTTCTTATTGGAACTATCAGCGTTATCGCCAATATCGCCCACTCCGTCAGCTATGTCCTCCATGCCATCAACAGTAGCACCGCCACCGCTTATCTCGATAGTCCAACCGAAGATTGCTCCGAGTGCGTCAGCTACAGTTCTTGTGAAGCTAATAACCTTGAGCATTACTTTGCTTAAGGCTTGAACAAACGGCTTTAGAGCATTGATTATTACGCTACCTATGATACTGCCCCATGCTTGGAACTCTTGCTTAAGGACTCTTATGCTGTTAGCCCAAGTGTTGGCAGTTTTAGCAAAATCACCTTGCGCAGCTTGCGTGTTTGCCATGACATAATTGTATCTTAGCAATACCTTTTCAGCTTGCGTCATGGATTTGATATTTGAATCAAGTCCGTTTTTCATAGCCCACTCTGAAAGTGTGGCTTGTGTTAAGTCGAGTCCGTATCTCCTTAACGGTGCAATTGTTCCCGAAAAAATGGATTGTAAGCTCCTTGCAACATCGGCTTGGTCTACATCGTAGAATGAAGCCATATCGCCAGCTAACCTTGTAAGATTAAGTGACATATCAGCCATACTGTCCGTAGTCTTGTATAGCGTGTTATTTTGGCTCATAAGAGCTTTATTTGCCACTGCCGTACCATTTGCCACTTGCTCTGACGAAATGCCTATGGAAGTACCTAGTGCTTGGAAACGGCTTGATATTTGCTTAACTGTTAGCTCCGACATTCCAAAATCTTGAATTGATGTTTTTGTAAAATCATCAACCTTGCTTGCCATATCGCCAAACGTGGTATCTACTACGTTTTGAACCTCTGTTAATTGGCTCGCTAAATCAACTGCACCGCCTATTTTCCCGACAGCTCGCATGACCAACCAATAAGTTGCGTAAAACTTACCGATAGTTGAAGCTAAGCCCCTGAATCCACTCCTTGTACTCTTAATTGACTTACTCGTGTTTGAAAAGCCTGTTACAAGTGACCTACTAGCCGAACCGACTTTCGAGCCTTGCTGTGACAGATTAGCAAGTGCATTAGTCATTTGAATAATGTTATTGCTAACTCTCGGTGCGTTAGATAATGTTGTCATTACCTCTTTTAAGGCACCGCCAAGGTTTCTGATGTTGTCTGCAGCATAACTAGCTGATTTCGAACCGAGCTTTGAGATTGAAGCTGTTAGCTGTGTAATCTCTGCTGATTGCTTTGAGATATTCGCAAAGCCCGACAATTCTGTTGCCATGTTCTTCAAGGCACTTGCCGAGCTGACAAGTCTTGCAGTATCAAGGTTGCCGAGCTTTTCCATGTTAGTCGCAATCTTGCTAAAGGTACGAGTGTCAATACTGCTCACGCTTCTAAGTGATGTTGCAAGTTGAGACATTCCACTCGCAAAATTGCTTATGCTTGCACCATTGAGGGAATTGAGAGTGCTTCCAAGTCCTTGCAGTTTACTTTGTAAGTTGCCTATGTCTTTAGCCACTTGTTGTGCGTTTGACTTGATTTGAAGCTCAATGCTCTCTGCCATTTTCTCACCTCCCTGTATGTAATAAAAAAGAGAGCCACCCTAAAGTAGCTCTCATGTATTTAGTCTTTGAGCAGATAGTATGTTGTAATCAATCCAACATAGCCATCTTGCTTAAGACCTCTATTCTTCTGAAATACTTTGACACATTTAGTGAGATAATCACTCCACTCCTTGTAATCAGTATCAAGTTTGTAAAAATGATACTTGTCGTGCAGAGTCTTTCTCAACCACTTAATAGCTGTCGGGCAGTTATGCTTCTGTCCACTCCACAAATTGTGATTTTTAGCAAATCTCTGTGAGTTAGCTCCAAACTTGCCATCTTCCTTAAGCTCGTCTGTGTCAAATCCGATGTTCATAGCATGTTGCCATTTTCTTACATCATCATTATCGAGGTAATACTCCTCATTGCCTTTCCAAGCGTTATCCTTTGCCGGAGTTGCTATTGGTGTCGGAGTTGCTGTTGGTGCCGGATTATTCTCTATTCCATCACCCTTGCCAAGCTCAACATAGAGTAAGTTAGCGTCAGTACTGTTATTCAGACCGCTACAAGTAAATGCACTTGAATACTGCCAGCCATACAGAGAATGTTGAATAACAGGCTTCTTTGCGCTATTAGGCTCATCACCAATAGACATTCCCTTAGTTGATGGATAGCGTGCAATCCAAAATGGACAATTAATCTGATTTGCGTATGGTGCAATATACTGATTGTAAAAGCTAAGCCCTGTGTATACACCAAAGTTAAGCCCGGCGCTCTTGATAACACTCTGATATGTGTTGATAATATCAATAAGCGTCTGTCCGAGTCCTTGCTGGCATTTATCTTCAACATCTAACCAAACAAAAGTTTTTCTTCCGTTAAGCGTCTGAATAACCTTGTTTGCGTCTGTCTTTGCTTTCTCTACTGTTGTAGCGTATGAGTAGTTATAAACACCTTGTATCGGCATTCCTACATCGGTACAGCCTTTCCAGTTTTGCTCAAAGGTTTTATCCGGATTAAGGTCTTTACGGATTACTTTAAGGATTGCAAATTGCACTCCAGCCCACTTAACCTTGCTCCAATCAATATTCCCTTGATATGACGATACATCAATTCCTTTATATGCCATATTTTCACCTCATTAATCAGGACTTTCAGGTAATCCCGACTGTCTTAATGCGTTAATTCGTTGCTTCATTTCGTAAACGGCAATTTCCTCATTAGACTCCTTGTATTTAGGCTCGTTGTCTTCTGAGTATTGCTCATTTAACGATTTTTCAATGTATTTTGCCCTTGCCTTGTTGCCATTCAAAGCTCTGTCAATCGCTGTAAGAGTTGCGCTTAATCCGTATGTGCCCCACCAAGCCCACATGTTGGAGTCGGTTTCTTTTTGTGCAAGCATATAAGCCTTTGAATAAGGCTCTAAATCAGCCGGACAAGACATGTCTATGTCCTCAACGCTAAATCCATAGCCTTTAGTTACCAAAAGCCAATATGGGCGGATTTCGTTGCAATATACTTCCCATGTAAGCTCTTTTACTTCTTGATTGGTTTCTTCTTGGCTGTCTGTACCTCTTTCGCCAACATCTTGGATAAAAAACTGTTTTTCTCCATTTCCGCAGACAAGTCATTATAGAGTGATTGTAAATCTCCGCCCTCTTCATTCTCCGGGTCAAGATAATCGTCAAGTAAATCGTATACCTTTACGAGCTGTTTCTCTTTTGCTTCTTTATCATTAAAATCAAAGCCAAATTCGTCAGCATGGAATTTCTGCAAGCCTACGAGTAAAAACTCCGGTAAAAACTCAAGCATGTTGTCAATGACTTCAAGTCCCTCACCCTGTTGCTCCGTTCCTACGAGCCTTGGGATAATTTTATTCTTAACTACCGGTGCGTATCCGAATTTAACTGTATATTCTTTTCCACTTAATTTAATTTTCATTTTATCTTTCCCTTTCTCCCTAATTTATATAGGGAAAGAGGCAGTTTTAACACTGCCTCAATTACCTTGCTATATTGTTTCTTCAAGTTCGCTGTCAGCCGTGCTATCATCATAGCCAACCGCTACGGCTTTTTCCGATTGGCTCACCCTTTTTTTGTGAGTGTGATTGATGCTGGATAACCTTGGTCATCCTCTGTTACCGCAACATCGTAGTTATCCTCAATCCACTTAGGTACTGTCTGAACTGATACAGTCGCAGTTCCTGTTAAGTGGTCATTGGAAGCCTCACCTGGGGCGAATGATTCCTGTCCAATAAAAGCACAGATACCCTCTGAACCTTTTCCGTCTGTGCCATAGAGAATGATGAAGTCAAGCTTCTTGCCCTCGTTAGTTACCATCTCATCCTTGTACTTTTTCTCAAAAGCTCCCTCAACTTCCATAGAGCCGGCTGAACGTCTACCCATTTCCTGTGTCTCTACTAAATCCTCAAGAGTTGAAGTATCTACCATGTTCTGTGAGCCGAATGGTGAGGGAATTGATTTTGCCCTTATTAAGAGCTTGTAAGTTCCAGCCCAGTAATCGCCACTTGTGGCGGATGCGGTTGGTGTCTTGTAAGCAATTCTACTTTTTAATCCTGTTGCCATTTTTGTTACCTCCTAATTTT